GTGAAAACATACAAGCGTCTTGCTTCCAATATCATGGACCTATATGACAAGATGCAACCCAATGAAAATATGATATTATCGTTTATTGAAAACTGTGTATTAACCGCATTTGGACATCGTAAATTTGAAGGCATTGATGCTGTGTATCCGAAGAAATTGGGTACGAATAACACGTCTAAATCCGATTTACAGGAGAAGATTATAATGATTGCCACGACGCCATTAAAGGATGTAATTCTAAATGATAATAAGGTAGAAGATATAAATACGTTGGAAACATTATTCACACGGGGTTATAATAGTGATGATGAAGATAGCAATGCGTGGTCAAATAAGAAAGGAAAAAAGATCGATAAGCGCGTGACCATTTTAAAGATGTTATTGAACGAAGATTATATTCGCGAAGATAAGATAAATAAACTAGATGAAGTACTAACCAAATCATTACCCCCATTGAAAGGCGACGAAGTAACTTTTATTGGATCTACATTTATGACATATGGTGATGCAAAACCATACATGAACCACTGTCTAGTTCTAGGCACATGCGATCCGGTAGAAGAGGCGGTTATTGAAACACACGATAATGAGAAGGACCTACTACTTGCTTGGAAAAATCTAATCCAAGAAGAAAATCCAGATATAATTATCGGTTATAATATATTCGGTTTTGATTACCAATTTATGTTTAAACGTGCAGAGGAAAACAACTGTGAAGAGGAGTTCCTTAAACTATCGCGTAAGGAGGGCGAGGTTTGTGGTGTGCGTGATAGAAATACACATAGAATTAAGGGCATTGAGCATTCCAAGGTGGTATTGGCAAGTGGAGAATACGATTTGAATTATACCAAGACAACGGGTCGTTTACAGATTGATATGTATACATATTTTCGTCGTGATTTCAATCTATCATCGTATAAACTGGATGACGTAGCAGGTGAGTATATTGGCGATGATATCAAAAATGTTATTGATCAAGATGATGGCACAACCTATCTATATAGTAAAAATTTGACGGGACTTAATAAGAATGATTTCATCCACATTGAATTAATGACGTTCACCAAAGATTATTATGGTGATGGTAAGAAATTCAAAGTTATTGACATACACAAGGATGTTATTGTGAAAGAATCCGTAAAAGGGAAGGAGATAGAAAACAAGTATAACATTCTTGTAATTGATGGACACCACGCGGAATTAATTGATATGACGAAATCTGTTCGCTGGGGCATGGCAAAGGATGATGTATCACCCCAGGATATTTTCAGGTTGGCAAATGGAAGTGCGTCGGATAGAGCAATCGTAGCCAAGTATTGTATTCAGGATTGTAACCTAGTCCATCATCTTTTAAATAAGATTGATGTGATTACTGGATATATTGAGATGTCTCGTATGTGTAGTGTTCCTATAAGTTTCCTTGTATTTCGTGGTCAGGGTATTAAACTCACTAGTTATGTAGCGAAGAAGTGTCGTATCAAGAACACCTTGATGCCTGATTTGGAGAAAACATTTGGTAATGAGGGTTACGAGGGAGCCATCGTCTTACCACCCAAATGTGACTTCTATTTGGACAATCCAGTTGCTTGTGTAGATTATAGTTCGCTATATCCTTCATCAATTATCAGTGAAAATCTATCACACGATAGTAAGGTATGGACGAAAGAGTACGACTTAAATGGAGAAGAGAAAATAGATAAACGTACTGGCGAAACAGATAAGAACGGAAAATTCATCTACGATAATCTACCTGGATATAAATACGTAGACATTGAATATGATACATTCCGCTATCATAGAAAGCATCCAAAAGCAGCAGCAACAAAGACACTGTCTGGTCGCAAAATTTGTAGATTTGCGCAGTTTCCTGAGGGTAAGGCAGTATTACCTGCGATTTTGGAAGAATTATTATATGAGCGAAAAGCGACACGTAAGATGATACCTAAGACTCAAGATGAATTTATGAAGAACATTTTGGATAAGCGTCAGTTGAGTATTAAAGTCACGGCAAATTCTTTATATGGTCAGACGGGAGCAAAGACGAGTACATTTTATGAACCAGATGTAGCCGCATCTACAACAGCAACAGGACGAAAATTATTGATATACGGGAAGCATATTATTGAAGAGTGCTATGGAGATGCAGTATGTGAGACAGAAGAGGGTACCGTCCGTAGTAAGGCAGAGTACGTCTATGGAGATACAGACAGTGTGTTCTTCACATTTAACCTAGAAACATTGGAAGGTGAGAAAATCGTTGGAAAGCGTGCATTAAAGATAACAATCGAACTAGCACAGCGTGCCGGTGAATTGGCTACAAAATTCTTGAAAGGACCCCATGATCTAGAATATGAAAAAACATTCCTCCCATTCTGTTTACTTTCAAAGAAGCGATATGTGGGCATTCTCTATGAACACAATCCTGATAAAGGTAAATTGAAATATATGGGTCTTTCATTAAAGCGTCGTGATGCGTGTGATTACTTGAAGGATACATACGGTGGCATTGTAAATATCCTAATGAAAGAGAATAATGTTGCGTCGGCAATAGAGTTCCTTAATACATCGCTCAATAATTTGATTGAGGGAGAGGTGAGCATGGACAAATTAGCTATTACGCGTGCGTTGCGCAGTGGGTATAAAAATCCGAATCAAATCGCGCATAAGGTTCTAGCGGATCGAATTGCCGAGCGCGAACCAGGAAATAAACCTAAACCAGGTGATCGCATTAAGTATCTCTTTGTGAATACCCTAACAAAGAAGAGATTAATGGGCGAACGCATTGAAACTCCAGAATACATTACGGATAATAAGATCGAAATTGATTACGCACACTATATCACAAATCAGTTAATGAAACCCCTCCAACAACTGTTCGGATTAGCAGTTGAAAAGATATGGGAGTATCAGCGTAAACCCAACTCTATCAAGAAATTCAGAAAGGATGTCGCACAAATAGAAGATGATTGTGATGGTGACCAAGAATTATACATGAAAAAACGAGAGAAATACTGTTCAGCAAAAGTAAAGACGCTACTATTCGATAAGGTGTTGAATAAGATTAATAATAAACGTAACGGTATTCAAACTATTTCAACATTTTACACATTCAAGAAGTAGACGGTTATCATTTTACAATTATTATAAAATGATAATATTATAACGATATTTTTTTTTGCGTTTTATTTAATCACTGTCACTGCTGGATGAGTGGTCAGAGAATATTCTAGATTCATCATCCTCCCCTTCCTCCTCGTCAGATGTACCGGTTCCAACAAGATCATCCCACCGATCATGTTCGTCAAGAACCCGTAAGTTGGTTTCTGGTTGTGGACTTGTCTCGGCATTTACTTCTGGTTGTGAACTGGCATTGACATTTACTTCTATATCTTGACCAACGCTGTCCATCATAGCACGTGTAATACGATTGGTAATATCATCGATTTCTCTCTCAACGTCGTCTGCTGTCATACTGTCGGCGCCTGTTGTAAAATTTAAGCTAATATCTTGTTGTGGTTGTTCGGCGTTTGAACTGAGATCACACCTACATAATGGACATTTTGTATGCCGTGTAAACCATCTTAGTAAATGGTCTGGTTTAAATATATGACCGCATTCAACAATTTGCTTAATGCTTTCGCCTTCTTCAAAATCATCAAGTCCTATTGGGCAACGAGTATCAATATTACTATGCATGAGGGAATTATAAGAAGCATCCATTAACCCACTTTCCAATTCGACGTCGGTTAATCCACCTGGTCGTAAACTATCCGTAGTTGTCTCTATAAAATTATTAAATCCCATCATATCGTCAAAATCTCGCATCAATAAACGATATAATTCAGAAATGCTATTACGACTTGCATTATGAAAACTTGTTGTTATTTCATTATTTGGTACCGTTCTAAATGTACGGACAGCTACTCTTTCTTCATCTGTTGCAGATGGCGTAGAGGCAATAATTATTCTTTCTTGTTCTCGCGAATTCTGATTAATACTTTCACGGTTGGTCCAATCTGTATCATTGTTCATCCACCGCGACATTCTTCTTGATATATTATCATTTCTGTTATTACTGGGTGTCGTCGTGCTATTACGTAAAGAGTGTATAAGAGGTGGCGTTACAACTCGTGCTGTTGTATCTTGTGATAAGTATCGGCGCGCCGGTGTATCTTGTGATAAGTATCGATTTGTAATGCCTCTTGCATAATCACTGACCTCAAAATTACGCATAATCTGTTCCCGCGTTCGTCCCGACGATGGTGGAGGATGTTGAGGAGGTGGAGGAGGTGGTTCCCTGCTGGGGCGCCTTCTTCTTCCTTCATAATAACGAGTATCATTGGTATTTATCTCGCGCATATAAGAAATAATCTCGCGCATATTTCGATTATATTCTAACATATGTTGATTGTTTGTACGTATGTTAGCATTATAAGAAGTTACTACATCACGTAACATTTGAAAATTTCTATGACGTGCCAGACGTATATGTGTGTCATCGTGATTGTAATCATCATTACCCAGATTGTTCATTTAACTAATATATATAAAGATTAATTTTTATATTATTATAAAGTAATTTAATGTCTGACAATAAATATAAGAAATATGGATACGTTGGTTTAAAAAATCTAGGAAATACATGCTTTTTAAATTCCTGTTTACAGGCACTAAGTCATACATATGAATTGAATAAATTATTAGATAGTAAAACTAAGTTACACGATAACAGTGATGGAATGATATTAGACGAGTGGAACGAATTGCGTAAATTGATATGGGAAAATAATGGTGTAATTAGTCCTAATAAATTTGTGCGGAGTGTTCAGATTGTTGCAGAAAAGAAAGACCGAGATATATTCACGGGTTGGAGTCAGAATGATATATCGGAATTTCTATTATTTATGATGGAATGCATTCATAATAGTATATCGCGTTCAGTGACAGTCAATATAAATGGACAGAATAAGAATAAACTGGATACTCTTGCAGTAAAATGTTACACACACTTGAAGGATACATATGCTAAAGAATTTAGTGAAATAAATGAAATGTTTTATGGAATTCAAGTAACGGAAATTCTATCAACAGATAAATCCATTAATCATAGTATTAAACCAGAGCAATATTTTATGATTGATTTACCAATGCCAAATAAAGATAAAATGAATATTTATGACTGTTTTGATTTATATACAACCGAAGAGCAAATGACGGGAGAAAACGCTTGGTTCAATGAGAAGACAAACCAAAAAGAAGATATTGTAAAGCGCACCCGCTTTTGGAATTTTCCTGATATTTTAGTTCTTACGTTTAAACGTTTTTCATTTGATGGCAAAAGCAAACGTGGCGATAAAATAACATTTCCTTTAGATAATTTAGACCTATCTAAATACGTATGTGGTTATAAACCGAATCATTTCAATTATGAACTGTATGCCGTTTGTAATCATAGTGGCAATGTATATATGGGTCATTATACTGCATTCATAAAAAATTATACAAATA